TGAACTTGTGTATAGAGCTATGTTAAAAGTATTTCCAGATGATGCAGTAAAGTTATGAACTGCTTTTAAAATTTCTGTTTTGAAACTATTACATATTGCCGATGTTATTGCCATAATTTTTTCTCCTAATTACTGAGGCGGTGACTCGATTGGTAATCTTACTGTTCCATCCGTGTAATCGTCTCTTCTTCTTCTTCCAATTTGCATAGCTGCAAACGTTTGTAAAGAACTTTTATACTTATTTTCATATAGTGTCAACATTTCCATTGGACCTTTTAAAAAAGCAAAAGCTTCTACTAAACAAGCATACAGTAGTCCTTGTGGAAAATATGTACTTAAATATGTTTCTGCAGTACCAGTAGTTCCAGAACCTAAACCAGTAGGCATTTTGTTATAATACACTCTAAATTTGTAATTAGCATCAGGTGTTGGTGCAAGAAACATACCTCCTGAAGTAGTGTCTGTAGTGTTAGTAGCGCCTCCAAACATGGAATAATATTTAGGTAATCCTGTAACATCTTGAGCTGTTTGTCCTCCAGAATTTCCTGTTAACTCTCCTACATACTCAGATATAAAAGTCTGGTCTCGTCTCTCTAACCACCGACCTTGACCAGTAGTAGCTGAAGTAGAATTAAATACTTCTATACCTCTTATAAATAAAGTTCCTGCTGGTGCATTAATTGTATTATCATCAGCAGCTAAAGTTCCTTCTTGTATAGATCTATCAGAATCCATTGGAACATCCTGGTTTATTCTAAACTCTGCAGACATAATAAAACCATCTAAAATAGTAGTTGTAAAAACACTATCATCTACTTCAGTATAATCTAAAATAGCTTGTTTTAATGTTGTGTATGTATATTTAGAAACTCCAGCCATAATTAACCTCTATCATTTACGGGTCCAATTGTACACTGAAAACCGCCCCCTGTTACTGCACTTGTAGCATTAGATACTAAAGGCACTGTTAATGAATTAAATATAATTTCTGTAGCAGGTTGTGCGCCTGTATTAAAAGTTGTTCCTACAGCTGTTGCTAAATAAGATCCATAAACTTTAGCTCCTGATAAATGAGAGCCAGCTGTTGTGTTAGATAAAGTTCTACCTTTGTATGGAGCAGAAGTTCCACGTGTGCATCCTGTTAAATTGTTACCAGTTTTACCGGTGTATTCAATTACTTCATTTAAATATTTTCCATAATTAGTTGTGTTTGGAGTTGTATCAATTTTTTCTATCATAATAAAACCAGAAGTTGGAAACTCAGTTGCATCTGTTAAAGTAATTGTCGTGACAGAATCATTTATATTTCCATTCAATGTTGTAGATAATTCTAAAGTTGTAATTGCAACACCTCCAACTGGTTGTTTAACAGCTTGAAATCTTACATATGTTGTGCCTTCATTTAATTTATTATCAGGAAAAGAAACACTTAAAACTGTAGATGCTGCTGTTGTTGTAAATGGATTTTCTGGTAAAATAACTTGTACAGGAAACTCAACTCTTGCAGGTCTTGCATGTAGTAATCCTTGTGGATCTGCTCCTATAGGATGTGGTTCTAATTGTGGTTGTTTAGGTTCAAATTCAGATGTATGTACCCATGCACCTGTCCATTCTTTAACCATTTCTTTATATGGAAAAGCTGCTCCTGATCTATCAGAGATTGCTAATGCTCTACTACCTTTTGCAAATCTAGCCATTATATATTTGGATAGTATGTCTTCGGAGTAATAAATGTGCTAGATGCAGAACCATCTTCAGATAATGCTCGAGCTAATTCATCCTCGTACAACAACTTCATCTCCTGTGTTCTTTGTGGTGCAAACTTCATAGATAAATAATAACATAATCCTGAAACCATGCATGGTACAAATCTAAAAGGCGTATCACCTGAGTTAGTAAAAGCTCCTGCGTCTTGAATTCTTTTTACATAATAAACACTTAAAAAATTTGATGCAGCAGTTGAATTAGGTAAAGGATAAATAGTTATTGTAACTTTATCTATAAATCTTTGAACCCAAAATTGTGAAGGTGTTCCATTAGATGCTTTGTTTGCTGTTGCAGCATACGCATCTCTTGCAACTTTTGTTAATCCTGTATCGGATTGAGAAGTTGTATTATAATTTTGTCTGTAAGAAACATTTAAGATATCTGAAATACCATAAATATTTGTAACAGGTGTAGTTGTAGCTTGTGGAGGATTTGCCCCACCGGCTGGAACGTCTGTTGAATTTCTATAAAAAGTATATGTACCTGAACCTTCATCAGTTGCGTCTACATTTGTTGTTGAACCTACAACTAAATTAACGTTAGTATTTCCTACTTCCCAAAAATGTATTCCTCTATTTCCCCATTCTTGAAAAAGAATGTTTAAAGATCTTCTAGCAGTTTTAATTTGATGACCAGCAGTGCCTACTAAACCTAAACGTTCGTATGCGTCTGCAATAATTTCATCAATTGAAAAGTCTTGATCAAAACTATAAGACTGTGAAGTAGTGTTTGCCATTGGCCACTCTCCTTAAAAAGTTCCTATTACGTAAAAAAAATCACAATTTGTAACGTCTACGTATGCACCCTCATCACAATAAATACCAGCTCCAGGCATCTGAAACTCATGTACGTGGTTTGCTGCTGTTCCAAATTTACCATGAAAAACTAATTTAGATGCTGTTTTAGAACTACCTGTTTCGTTATATATTTTTATTTCAGCATCAGCGGCAGTAGATTGAGCAAATATATTCATAATATTTACTTTCAATAAATTAGTAGCTGTACTAGTGCTACTAGTATTTACTAAACCCTGTAGTTGTCCATCCGCTGTTAAGACAACTGATTGTCTTACTTTTGATGATATTGATGACATATTTTTATCTCCTTATATTTTATGTGGGGCCGAAGCCCCACAATAAATTAGTTATTACGCTATTGTTGCACCTTGAACTGAAGTCGCAACCCAACCAATAGTACTATTCCAAACTAGAGTAGCTGATTCAGCTACTGCATCGAAAGTAATTGTAGTTCCATTTGCAAATGTAACTGGAGTTAAAGTTCCATCTCCACCATCAACAATCATGTTAACTATTTTAACTTGCCCTGAAGTTGTTCCATCAGCTAAAGTTAATGCATTAGCTCCAGTAGTAGTTAATTCAGTTACTAAGTTAGTAAGGTCAACTGCACCCGCTCCTGATAGTGATTGAACACCACCAGTAATAGTTGCATTATAAGTAGCACTTGTTGTAAATGCACCTGTTGTTGCGTTTTTTGTTACTTGTTCAAAACCATTCTCTGATCTGACTGGTCCTGAAAATGTTGTATTTGCCATATTAATATCCTCCTAGATATCTGAATACTGTCCCTAGGGTTGTCGACTATACGCGTCAGCATTCATCATTTATTAAATGTATAGTAAATTTTTTATATACTAGTTTTGAATAGAGTGCAAGAGATCCTACAGTAAAAGTGCGATTTCAGCGATGTAGCTTTTGTTCTAAGTAGCTACAGAAACTTGCGGAGCAACGCCTTCAACGTTATTCTGCCTGTGAGCGATTTCAGCTTCTTCAAGCTTAATTTCAGTAATGACTTGCTTGATTTTATCGTCAAGTCTAACCATGTCAAGAGTGTACTTACCATTAGTAAGATGCTCCTGTTCCCACTTCAACTCCAAGGACCTTTTTGTTTTGTATAGGTCTTGTATCATCATTAACCTCCTCATAGGTTATTCGATTTATCTCGTTATTATAGTTGTTCCCGAGATATTCCCAGTTTATACTCTTTTCTCCCAACTTGTCAAGGATTGATTGTTCAAGAGAAATAGCATTATCTTCCGCTTCAATATTAAATTTTGCGTAGTGATCGTATGCCCATATTTTTACTGTGAATTTTTTCATGAATCTCACCATGTTATTTATTAAATGTGGCGGAACTATGTTCCGCCACAAAATTACTTAGTTACTGCTTACGCACCTTCGCAACCAAAGATACCTCTATAGTCAGACGCGCCGAAAGCGTATCTTTCTCTAGCTTTGTATCTAACGTTGCCAGTATCAAAGTCTCCTTCCATTGACGTAGTCAACGGAGTTCTTGAGAACATTTTCATACCATTTGGAACGTCAGTGATTAAGTACCAAGAATCAGCATCAGTTAAGAAATTGTTCACTCTATAACCTTGAGGAACCATTCCCATTGAGTTGATTGCATTGATATCATTATCAGCAGTACCAGTTCTACCTTGAGACTTCATAAGTCTCTCAGCATTGAATTGGTTAGCCGATGGAATGATCATCTTAACCGCTTTTGCAGCTATTCTTAAACCTCTTTCATCAGTCATTTGCGCTACGTCGATTAGCGCTTGTTCTAATGAAGTTTCGTTTAAGTCAGCTTGCACTGCTAAAGTGTTTGCTACAGTACCCGCGATAGTTGGGTGTGCTGTAGAAAGTAAGTTAACGCCGTCACCAGTTTGAAAAGCAGTTCCCGCGGCTACGCCCGGTAAACCATTATTCAAAGGTGCTGCACCTTTAACTTCTTTAGCATTTGACATAGATCTTGCTAGTGCTTTTGTGTATCTAGAAGAAAGTCTGTCATAAAGGTTGTCCTCTATTGCTTCTTCTGTGATAGCGAAAGCTAGCGCGATCGTTTCCATTGTGTATCTAGCAGTGTAAGTTTCTTGCGCGTCGTCG